TCGTTTGACCTTGGGTGAACCTTGCTCCATAGCAATGTGTAAACCTAAAATAAACGTCCGAATCGCACATGATGTGCTCGCTAGAAATAGTGACAGTCATTGTGTACGCCCGTCTGGGGCCGTAGATTCACAAAAGTCTCGAAAGAGACCTGTCGGTGATGTATCAACCGTACAGCCAGACAAGAAGCTAGTTCTCATCCAGGACCGTACTGATGCCTTGATCTCTGGTTTGATTCTTATACTGCGCCATCATATGGCCAGCCGATCAATCCAGCGTGAGTTGCGGATGCAACTTTCACGTTATCTAAATCTTTGTTCTACCGAAGATACCTGGCTAAAATGTGTAAAACACACTCTCACCTATCCCCTTGCTAGATATTTAGATAATGATCCTCCTCCTCTTCCCCCCTCTCCTCTTTCCCCTTTCATCCCTACCGGAATACTTCGGAAATGGATTCGTGTTAGGCAGTCTTTCTGTAGACGCAACACTCATCTATGGTATAGCTGGTTTCAAGCTAAACGGGCTACTCTGCCCTTGTCCCAGGACGTTGTTCAAAAGGCATATTCTGATCACTTAAAGACCTTAACATCGCCTGATCCTGGTTGTTCTAAGACAATTGATGGCATCTTTGACCATCCTACCTTTCAAAAGGTACTTGAAACCGTCCGCCTTCGGGTGAATCAATCTCTTTTGAGAAAGAAACCCTTCCACCTTACTTGTCCTTCTAATAACGCGTGTTTCGAAAACACGGTCCTCTCCCGCGGTCAACGCGGTTGCCTTGAGGAGATTCTATCTTTTGACAAGCCCTCCCCAGTTTCTGAGCTTTGTAGCATGAACTGGGTTCCCCGCTCGATTTATGGTAATGGTACCATCGAGAAGAGGGTTCTTCCTGGTGTTGGAGTCTGGAATGGACTTCCAAGACTCCTTTCGAGTTTCGATTTCTCAAAACCTCTATCCTGTACAATTCAGGCAGTGTTAGAACCTAACAAAGTTCGTATTATTAGTAAGGGCCAAGCTTTGCCCTACTATTCCCAGAAGCCCCTACAAAAGGCTATTCATGGAGCATTACGTAATATGAACTGTTTCCGACTTATTGGTCGGCCACTCTGCCCAACGGATATTATGGACTGCGCCGCTAAGGCACAGCCTGACTGGAAATGGTTCTCAGTCGATTATTCTGCAGCTACTGACGGCTTATCCTGGCGGTATTCTGGAAAAATATTTGAGTATATTATCCAGGACCTCGCTCCTGAGGATCGCGTCATTGCTATGAGTGTCCTCGGACCTCACAAGCTGTTTTATCCTTGTACAGAAGAAGAATCTGCCTGTGCTAAAGAGCCTACCCTACCGGGAACCCCGTTGTATAAGGGTACTATGACAAATGGTCAGCTCATGGGCTCGATTCTTTCCTTTCCCATTCTTTGCCTTGCGAATTTGGGTTTATACCTACTCTCGACATCTGTCATGACAGAAAGTTGGTCACACCAAGAACGTTTGGATCATGTGTTGATCAATGGAGATGATATGGTATATTCTGCACCTAGTTATGTATGGCCAATTCATGTTGGCTTTGGTGAGTCTGTAGGGTTAAACATGAGTGTTGGTAAGGCTTATCGCCATCACACTTATCTCAATATTAACTCTACATCAATACATTATGATCTTCGAACGCCTAAGCTCTCGCGTTTCTCGAAGCTCTACTCCCCTTCACAACCTGGTACAGGAGCCCCTGAACAATGTATTGCACAGCGGCTACCAACTACTCCCTGGCAAATCGACTATCTGAATGTTGGTTTATACCTCGGTCGTCATAAAGTCCAAGATAAAGATCATGGCCAAGCCCCGACAAATATTGGGCTTGCGTCCGAATATAATCGGAAGGACGACTTTGTGTGTAATATCAATCTACTAATGCAAGGCAGCCTACCTTCTCGGCAGACCTCACTTATGCGAATGATCCTTGCGGAGAACTCCGAACGTATACGACAGGAATGTCGTGTTTCCTATATGTCAAATCTATTTGACGGAAAGCGTCGTGAGCATATCCGTAACCTCTTCCTTCCCACGCAATTAGGTGGTATGGGCGTAATTTCGCCTGGGCGTCGTAATGACTCCCCTGATAAGAGGTGGATTTATCGGATCACACCTACCGATAAGCATTTTGCCCTTCAGTTGCTCTGCAATAGAACAGATTTTCGATCTATTCCTTTTAGCCATACCCGTCCTTTGGAGGGGTATGAGATTCTCGAACAGGATTCTGTTGGGACTCAGCCTTGGGTACGTGATGAGATTAAAGAGAATCTCCACGAAGTATCCAATCCGCTGAACGTTGATATTTCCTCTCTGAGATATCGCGGTTATCTAACCGGCGCTATATATCTTCAGAGTTGTTCTAACTTCGACGTCCTTTATAAGGCTCCCAACTCCTCGTATAATGAGAGTGGAAATTTCATGATGAATGAATATTATTCCTCCTTTGCCGAGCGCTTTCCTGAATCTCTACCTTCTAAGAAAGAAATTCTTAGTCCAGAGTTTATTCCGAACTTTGCCTCTCGGGACCCATATTCCCATAAGCTTCCGATCTCAAGATTAGAAGATCGTGATGTCGTCGAGAAAGACCCTCTTTTGGCAGAGGGGCTTCCAGCCAGATTAGAAACTATCTGGGATGTGAAGCCTAGTCCTCCGATGTCCGACTTCGAAATTGAGATATTGCGTAAGTACTATCCTCCCTACTCTCCTTTAAATGACTGTAGATCTGTAGAGTCCAAAGGGACCTTTGATTATTACAGTAACTTCGACTACACGCATCATAGTCGTGGGCTGTTGCTTTGTGTTTGATTAGTGATTTGATCTTGACCTGGAAAGTCGGTAAACTTAACCATTGGGTTCTATAACCATAATTTCTCCAAAACGTTTTCTATCTGATCCGGATGTGAAGTAAACATTTACGTAACCAAGTTCTAACCAAGAGCCCTTCCTGCTGAGCAGATCCCCATACACTTTTGGGTATTAGTGACCTCTTTCTTAGTTCGTAGAGTCGAGAGACTGTACGGAGAGCCGGTAATATGCCGGTGGTATAGGATAAACAGTCCGCGCTGATTCCGCGCATCCAATACATGAATCAATCAAACAACAACAACAATAATCGCCAACTTGCTCTTGTGCCAGTTCGCCAACCTCTTCCTCGTGGCCCCGCACGTCGACCTCGCCAGGCGGGGCGACAGCGTCCGGCTGCCCAGCCTAGGAATCAAATCCAATCTTTATTACCACTACTCAGGAGTCTTCAACTCCCTTCGAATAGAAACCAGCGACCCCGACAATTTGTAAATAGAGCGCCTAATGCGTCTCAAGTCGGTGCGGTCGTTCAGACTCGTCTAACAAAGTTAGGAATGAGTGATCTAAAGTCCCATCGGGTTTCGTGGGTAATTGGGTATACCTATGTTGGTGACGGTGCTTCGGGCACAGCCAATAATGTGTACTTTCTTACTGCTTCCAATACCTACCTTATTAAGGGTTTCGTGGCCAATTCCTCTGGTGGAATGGTCCCGATTTCAGGAAGTGACGTTGACCTTGGTGCGACCTACGTTTCAGACGTAGAGAAGCACTATGCTCGTAAGGTCATTCGAAGAATGTGGATAAATGTGGACTCTCTTCAACCCAACACATCTAACAACATGATGTGTGTTATCGCAATCTCTCGCGGTCCCGGTGGTACTGATATGTCAATACCTATCACCAAAGCTACAGCGGCTGTAACATCTAACACTGTGGCTAACGTTAGCAGCATGAATAAAGCATTCACTGTTGACTCCTGGGAACATCGAACCGTAGAGATTTCCGAGTTCATTGCGGGTGGTTCTGGTCCAAGACAGAACGAGTTTGATATCCAAGGGTCGCCGGCAGGCGCCTCTCAGGGTATCTATGGCAATGGATCGGGTGCAGAACCCTCCATTGATGGTGTCGGAAACATTCCAGCCTGCTTGGCTGTTGCGGGTAACAGTACTACTGTTGCCCTCCAAGCGACGAATGTTCACCAGATCTCCATAACTCAAGAGATTGATCTCCTCGACTTTGTCGGAGGAATGGCCCAAACTCGCTCTGAGTAAGGTTTCCCGGATGGGAATGCGCGCTTACGGCAGGATAGGTATCTGTCTGAGAATGTATCAACGTTCGAAAGTTGTATACACCAGATGTGCTATCCTGATCCCTAATATAGGCAAATATCGGTTTACATGCAGAGCGATTACGCTTGCCTGCCCGACGCGCAGCCGTCAGTGAAATTCTGACCATACCCTTAAAGACTCCCTTGCGTAGGTGAGCCATCCTTGGTATGCGGTAAAGTCTAGAACGACTTTCTTCTCATGATCAGGGTGTCCCCAGAGGACATCACCTTGTCATATTTATATGACAGGGTTAGGTAGGTTAATAGCCCCTAACTTTCATTCCATGAGATTAAAGTCCAACTTTAACCCGAG